GCATCGGCTTCGCCGGCCTGCTCCAACTGGTTTTCATCGTGTTGAAGCTGACGGGCTATATCGATTGGCCGTGGTTGTGGGTCATGGCACCTACATGGATTTGCTTTGTTCTATGGGTGCTCACTGTTGTGGGTTTCGTAATCTTCTATCTCCGATGGTGGGAATAATGATCATCACGGAAGAGCTTAGAATCTGGGGCAAGAGCAGATTCGCGGACGGCCTGCTCAACGACGTATGCGAGGAGCTGACCGACATCGCCGACCGCATAGAAGAACAGCACGATAAGGAGTGCGACAAAGCCTACAACGAGGGCGTCAACGACGGTATCGATGCCGACAAGAACGCGATGGGCTACGTCAAAGGACCAGTGGACGCCGATGGTGTGCCATGGCATCTCGGCGATAAAGTGGATGGGATGGACGGCGAAATAACGTATCTGAGACTTGGATACATCGGGTGGGAGTTCCGCGTCGGAGACCCTTATACGTTCCTGTGCGAGAGATACCGCCACTATCACGAGCCGACCGTGGATGATTTGCTCTTCAGCTACGGGCAGGCGTGCATTCGCGCAAGCAATGAGACGGAGACAGATGCCGCAAAGCAGACTATGCTCGCAAACCTACGACATGAATATGCCGAAAAGCTGCGTCTGGCAGGTGAGACCGAGTGATGGGCTATTTCATTTGCGGATGTTGGGTCGGCGCTACGGTGACCCTTATAGCCATGACGCTGCTGATAACGGGAGGGGACTGATTGAGACACTACGAGTACGTGAAGCAGATAGATCCGAGGAAGTTCAACCTCTCCAAGTTCACCTTGAACTGCTATCTGCTCCACAGGACGGGCATGACCGTCACGATGATAGCGAGGTCGCTGGGAGTCGAGCGCAGGATGGTCGTAGAGGCGATCACATCCGTATGGGAGATGGACAACCCGAAGGCCAGCGTGTGCGACTCGCCGCAGACCATCGGGCAGGTGTTGAAGGACGTGCTCATATGACGGACACGCTACCGCTTGTGTACCGTCCTCTGATGGACGCGCCGGATACGAGGTTGGGATATTGCGCCGTCTGCGGACGGCGCTTTCCTTTGGAGCAGCATCACATCGTGTGGCGCTCATGGGGCAAGCTCTTCGAGAACGGCAAAGAGCGCAGGAAGCCGACGCTCACGCTGTGCGGCTTCGGCAACAACCTGCGCGATGCCGATGGAAGGTACTACTGCCACGGGAGGGCGCATCATAGGATGCTGCATTTCAAGTACGACGGCGAACTCATGTATTTGGAGACCGACGAGCCGACCAGCTACATGGACGCCTTGGAGATGGAGGGATGGAAGTGCGTGACGTTGCCGTGAGCATGCTCGTCGATCTTCCGCATTGGATAGATACCGAGATGCATGAGGCGCATATGCAGCAGAGGCAGCTTGCCAACAGGCTCGGTGTTCACCCGAGGACGGTGAGCTGTTGGATAAGGGGCGTGACGCAGCCCAACGCCGAGATGCTGCTCCGCATGATAATGGTCTTCGGGTATCGCATATCCGAGGAATAGGGTACAATCTTGTCTGTGAGACTCGCGCTTTCTCGCACAAAAATAGACCCCCTCCCATATCGGGAGGGGGTCTTTTGCGTTAGCGCGGTTGGGGTCACGCCGCGCGAATCGCTATGAGAATTCGGTTATGAGCAGAACCAGCGTCAAGGATGCCGCCCAGAACGCGCATACGGCGAGGATCGCCGCAACTTGGTCGTTCATCAGAACTTCCCATCATTGAGGGCGCGTTGCAGCGCGACGGTGGTGTAGTATCCCCAATCGCCGTCGAGGTAGTATTCGCTGCCGTAGTAGCCCAGCTTGCGGAGATACCTTTGCAGGGCGAGCACGGAGTAGTAGCCGAAATCGCCGTCGAGAAGGAACTCGTTTCCATAGTAGCCGAGATGTCTGAGGTACTTCTGCAATTCGAGCTTGGTGTAGTAGCCGAAATCACCATCGAGGTTGTAGGCGGTGTAGAATCCGTGGCGTTGGAGGGTAATCTGCAATTCGAGGCATGTGAGCTTGCCGAAGTATCCGTCAACCACAAGCTTGCCAGAGGGTTCGTCGGAGTACCTCGGTCGGATGCCGCCGATGATTCCATCGGTGACCTTGCGCCATCGGTAGTCGCACATATCCGAGACGTTTCCCTCGATAGTGCGGTAGTATCCGTATGAGATTACCGACTCGATCACCCCGACATGGTCTCCCGAACCGTCCCTATCCCAGTCGAAGGCCACCATATCGCCCTCGACCAGAGAGTACGGGTCAACCCATGCTGAGCCTATCTTGGGCATGTCGCTCTTGTCGAACGCATAGGTTGACGGGAAGTAATTGCACGGGGTGTCGCTCTGCTTCAAGGCATCGGAGTCCCAGACAGCGCACCACGGGTAGCCGTTTCCATACCATCCATACACGTCGTACCAATACTTCGAGCCGCCCTTGGTGCCGACCTGCATCCTAGCCCAGTTCAGAAGCTCCTTCTTGGTTCCCATGCTTGCCTCCAATCGCGTAATCGGATTGCTCGTCATGCAGGTTCATGAAATCCGCTGCTCGGCGCATGGTCTCAAGTCGTGAGATCTCGTAGGCATCGAGGTGTTCCTCGGCGTTCTCCAATAGCTGTTCCAATTCCTCACTGCTCGGCATCTTCGGCCTCCTTCTGCGCGTAGTAGTTCTTGGAGCTGATTCCGATGCACTTTCCGATGAATGCCGCGATTGCTGAGATTACCGTCACGGCGATAGCGGTGTAAGGCCACGAGACGGCCTGCCCGATTGTTCCGACGAGCGTTGCCAGCGCGGGAAGAACCTGCGTTGCCAGCAGCTTCAAGATGTCGTAAGTCTCGTTCTTCAACAGCATTCGCATCTCCAATCACTCGTGCCGAGCGAGGTATGCGTCGGCGTCCTCGCCCAGCAAATCGTCCATGTACTTCTTTGTCTGGTGGTTGCCGCCGTGCGCCCTGTACGTCCTGTATGCGTCAACCTTCTCGTCCACCGAGAAATGCTCGTCGTAGATGGCGAGGCGGCAGACGGTGAGCAGCGTGAACTCCTGCGCCGCTCTATCCTCCTTGCGCCATTCCTTCGCCTTGCGGAGCAATCCAGCGAGGTAGCCGACGATAGCCGACAGGACGGCTGGAACAGCCCAGCCGATTACATATGGTTGGAGCTGTTCCATTACCATGCCTCCACTCGTAGAACATGAATCTGATTCGTCGCGGCCACGTTGTTGGATGCGCCGCCGTTTGCGATGTCGAGCGTCTTCTCGGCTATCTTCGTCATGGACGTGCCGCTTATCTGCCATGTCGAGCCCTTGAGCCAGATGGTCGCGGTGCCAGTCTGCGAACCTGTTAGGATGCTGAGCACCACCGACTTGCCGTCGGGCTGGTACACCGTGCACGAGCTGTAAAGCTCCGCGTTGTTGGTGAAGATGATTCGCATGTAGTCGTAATCGGCTGCGGATGCGCTGAGCGTGATGGACGTTGCCGCCGCCGTCACGCCCGTCCCCGTGGGAAACGTGTGCTCGTACAGCACATCGGGTGCCAGCGCGGTTCGCCACGCGGCCTTCGATGCATCGTCCATCTCTCCGTCGATGGTCGGGATGGGCGCCATGGCCTCGGTTGCCCTAACGGCGTCCACGATGGCCTCGGTGCCTAAAAACATCACGCGCACTCGGTCGCCCACGTTCGCACCCATCACATGCTGGGCGCATCGGATGGAGGGCATGACAGCGCCGCCTACCTCGACGTTCATGGTGCCGCTGTCATTGACGCTGCGAATCGTGCCCCAGCGCCACCTAGCCGACGGGATGGACGGCGCGGGTGCCAACGCATCCGCGATCGACTGCGCGGATTGCTCTACGCTCATGCGCTACCTCCTCACGAACCTTCGCAGCTCGGATACGGTCATGCATCCGGCGCTGCCCAGCTTCACCGTCTGCGTGCGGATGGCGAACGTGGCGTCGATGCCCGCGCTCGGCCATTTCAGACGCACGACGTCGCCCACGGTGGCGGGGCAATGGACGTGCTGCAGCTTCACGCGGTGGATTACGCTCTGGTTGGTCTTCAGAAGCTCGGCGGCCTTGGCGTCCGCCTCGGCCTGCGTCGCGGTGCCGTGGTACGTCTTCTTCACGACCTTGCGCCGCCCTATCGATACGGTGCTGTACGGCGACATGGGGTCGTCGTCCACCGCCTCGCCTATGACGGTAGACTCGCTGTCCTCGTAGATCGCGAGCACGACGTTCGCCACTGCGGACGTGTCGCGCTCC